TTGCCTTCCTAAATCATACTAAAAAGGAGAGCAAGCGGTGTGGGAGAGCGGGAAGGCAATCGCCCTCAACCACACCGCCGCCCTGATCTAGTTATGCGTATGTACCTGAAGCCTTAGCGTTCTGCAACACCCATTTGATAGGTGAGAAGCCGCCTGAAGAACCAGCATCAGTTGTGTTTGATTGAGCGTTAATGTCCACGGATACCTGTACAAAATCTTCACCGCGTTCAATCACACCAGTGGTGTAAGCGCCCTTAGTAAGAGTTGCCTGGATCTGAACCGCAGAAGCACCAGCGCCATAAGCCCAGTTAAATACAAGAGCAGGCTGTGAGTTGTTAAGGAAGTTAAGCAATTGATTGTCATTGTCCATAACAAATGTAATCTTGCCTGTTACTTCTAGTGGGCCTAAGAAAACCTGGTATGGATCTTGTGTGTTTGAGATGCCATAGATAGGTGTTGCAGGGCGCTTCATGTCAATGTTGCCAGTCATAGCAGTTGATACCGCAGATCCACCAACAGAAACAGTACCGCGCCACACTGGTGTAGGCAGGATTGTTGAGAATGTAGGTGTTGGATCTGAAACAGTTTCAGAAGCCCAACCTGTTGATTTTGCATCATACTCAAGCATGCCGTCTGCATTGAACTTCAATGAGAAGTCAGAGAACTGGCAACCAGGGTATGAGCGAACATCTACGGCATAAAAGTCAGTCAATGTGTAAGAAATTGGCTGAACATCTCCGCCTGATGCAAGGCTGTTAAATAATGAGATTGTGTGAGTGTATGGTGCAGATGCGCCAGTAGTGGCTACTGAACCAAGAAGGCCTGCAATTCCGTAACCCACGGTGTCTGCAAATACTGCGCCACCAAAATCTACGGTTGAGCGTGTACGCCCTGGAATGTAGTTGTAATTCAAAGCATTTGAGCCACGCAAGCCTGTGTCATAAAGTGGATCAACAATGTCCACTGGCTTTAATGCGTCCTTCATTACTGGAATGAAGTCGGTTGGTGCTACTGCCGTACCGCGGGTTGCTTCTTTAGCAATACCTAAGTACGAGCGTACGGACTGTTGAACAGACATTTATTTCACGCTCCTAGTTTCTTGTCTGACGCGGCAGACATAGTTGTTATTGTTTCTGTTGGTTTTGTTGGTTCTGTAACTGATGGCTTTGCGCTTGCAAGTGTTACATTTGCGGCAACAAATCCTTCAGGTGCGTCAAACTCATCACCAGGTTTTACAGTTACCCCAACACTAGGGAACACGCGTTCATCAGTTCCATTGTATTTGTACTTCATCATGCTCCTTATGCCTGGATCATCTGTGTTACTGGGAATTGTATCTCAGCAAAGATTTCTGTAACGCCTTCTTTTTCAGTAGAAGGCTCTCCATAGCGGGCCTGAATAACTGGCTCTGCTCCTTGCCATACAAGATTTCCTGTTGGATCGCCAAAGTTATGATCTGATCTCAAGCGCTCCTTGATGTTATCAACGATTGTGTCAAAATCAGTCATAACATCTTCTGCGTCTCTATGAAAAGAAATGCAGAAAATCTGAACAATTACGGTGTAATCAACGCGTTTCCAACCATTAGTTGCCCCGCCAATTGCTAGGCGTGTTTCATACTCATCAGCAATGTAAACAACAATCGCCGCTCTTGTAGATTGGCCTGGCTCAGCGTTTACCTGGTAATTGATAATCTTTGGAAAAGAAGTAAATACTTGATTTACATTAAGAATACGCGGGTTGGCTAAAAACAAGGAAAGCGTTTGGCGTACCGCATTGCGTCCTGTAAGAGTAGGCACAACAGTCATTATCTGATCCTGCGGTACTTGTTTACCATGTCTAGGGCAACGGCTATGTCACTGCCATAGCGAACAGAGCCAGGAATGTTGCCTGCGGGTGAGGTTGTGTAAGCCATAGTAGTTGAAGCATCACCACGCATTTTAATAAATGCGCTTGTAATTAAAATACAGGCTTGCTTTAGAACAGTTGGCATGTTGCTAAATGTCGCGCCAACACCATGAGCAAAGAGCATGGGAGCAACTAAAGGAACTGTTGTTGATCCATAGGTGTAGTTGCTTGCAACAGTCACGCGTTCAGTTCTCTGACCATCAAAAATGCGGTACTGCTCGCCTGGCAAAATACCTACTCCACTGGCTACGGTTAGGGTGCTATCTCCTGCAAGGGTAGCCACGGCAATTTCTGTGTTAGCAAACCCTGCAATGTATGTGTATTTTGTAAATGTCCAATTACTTTGCCCAATAGAACCACCAAATTGAAGCGGGCCTTGAGAAGTATAGTTCCAACCAATTTGATTGCCAGGGATAATGATTTGTTGCCCTTCAAACCATGCTATTGAGCAGTCCTGTAATTCATTTAATTGGTTTGGGTTTGCCCCGTAATAAAATGCAGACAAAGAAACAATAGGCGCGTTGTATGGGTGCAGTGCGTAATACCCGCCTGATGCTGAATAGCGTATGCGCTGTGTTTCTGTGTATTGAGTTGCCACTAAATTTTGGTTTAGGTATTCATTCATGTATGAAGAAGCGCGCAAGATAACTTCTGCAAGTTCTGCGTCTTGAGCCGCCGCGTTACCGCCTACAACTAACATGTCAAAGTTAATTGCTGTTGGTGCGTTTTTGTATTCAGCCACACTGATGTATGGGTTCTCACCACTAATGTCAGGCGTGATACCTACGGCCATTTTTTATTCTCCATCTCGCGGTATGTCTTGCGACTGGTATCCGCAACGCCCACACTTGCGAAACCAACCCTCAAAGCCACATTCTACGCAACTAAATCCGCGCTTGCGGTCATCACTAGAAATTGGATTAAGTGATGCTTCAAAAAATCCTTCAGCCTTCATTGCCTTCTGATGCGATTTATTTTCTACATTGTAAATACCCTGGCGATCCGTAAAGTAACTTTTGCCGTCAATAACAGTTTCTTTTACACCCCTGTCAGGTGCTACCCATCTAGCCATTTTGCCTCCTAGTTAATTGAGAAAGGGTGCGGCTTTTACACCGCACCCCTCCCTTCATTATTCAATTGTTATTCTGTGATTATTTCAGCCGTAGTCATGTGTGATGGAGTGCCGTCAGGTAATACAATCTGACCTCCGCCATGACTATTTGTTGGCTGGTTACAACCACATTCTAAACACATTACGCTGTTTGAATTCCTGAAACTGCGCCGTTCCATGCAGGAGCGGTGCAGAAGAAAGTTCCGCGGAAGTATGTTGAGAAGTCATAAGTGAACTGAGTTACTGGCCACTGGATACCCATGTAGTCCTGTACCAAGAAGTTCGCCCATACATCAGATACCTGTGTATCAGGAATTGGCAGTGTCCATGAAAGAACAGGTGCAACACCTGAGTTTAACCAGGGGTGAACCATAAGATCCACGGCCTTACCAGTAACTTCATTCTGAAGTCCTGTCACGATTGAACCGTATGTTGTGCCTTGCTCACCTGGGTTGTTAATTACCAAACGGTAGTTAGCAGTTGAGCCATTCTTGATTGCATCAGATAGTTGCTTACGATCATTACCGTTCAAAAGAACAATGTCAGGATCAGCCTTTACATTCTGATAGAGATTAGCAAAAACAGTTTGGAATTCTACACCTGGGTTAGCAGTTGAGAAAGCGCTGTTAATTGCGTTGTTAAAGCCAGTGTTAGGCCCTAGAACTGTTGGAAGAATTCCGTCATAACCAGTTGCGTAAGCAGATGTATCAGCGTTAGCGCGTGATGCGGCTGCTCCTGTTGTAGAAAACGCAAAGTTATTTGCAGGAAGGTTAGTTGCAGAAGCGCCCTGAATGATTACAGTTAAGCCGCCCTTTACTGTTCCCTGTAACTTAGCGTTTGCTGTTCCTGTTGTAGTTCCAACATAAACATTGTAACCAAGTGCGCCAACTGAACCTGTGAAGGAAACAGAAAGAACATCACCTGTGTTTACGGTTTCTGTTGCAAGTGCTGAAACAATTGACTCACCAAAACCGTTAGCGGAAATACCTGCGTCTGCGGTGATGTAAACATAGTAAGTGCCTGATGCAAGTGCAGTTTGTGAACCTGAAGCCGCAGGAGATGATGCAACAAGTGCTGTTGGAGCGGCAATCGCTCCTGAGTAACCTGAAGCAGTACCGCGAGCCATTAGCATCATGCGTTCTTCCATAAGCATTGTTGCGTATAGAGTTGAAGTTGATGATAGTTGGCGGAGATCCTGGTAGCCCATACCTGAGAAGTTTGCATCAAATGAAACCTGATCAGATAGTGAGTATGAGTTGTAAGGCAGAATTAAGTCA